TTCGAAGTTGAAACCTGTTTTCTGTCCGTGGTCTCGACAGGAGCTTTCTTGCTTACTTGACGCGAGGGTCGTTCGGCCTTAGGTTTTCTAGCTCGGTAATGAGTCTTTCCATCAGGGCAGACTTCTGTGCTGGGAGGTCCCTCAGCATCTCCTCCTTTGTCATCGGCAACGTGAATGATGTCACCACCAACGGCGACGTCACCAGGTTTGGGATGTGGGGGCAGAGGTTCAGCAAATGGCGGGGGATCGAGTATTGTTCGGCGATCAGCATCTCGGAGCCAGGATCCGAAGCGATCACGAGCAAAGTCCGGCAGCTCAGCAGTAACGATATCTTCCATCCAACCGTCCGCTGCGTTAAAATACTGTCGGTCTTTATCGAGCTCCACCCCCCAAAGTCCCAGTTCATTCTTGAAGTGCTCTTCCTTATAGTCGAACAGCTCCAGAACTCTCCGGACAAACTCTCCTATCACAGGCGTGTTGATGTCGGTCAAAGCGAATGCAAAAGCTTTCTCGCAAAGCTTTGTCTGCGGGGTAATCTTGCCAGGCAGGTTCACACACACGTGGAACTTGCTAAGCTGTCTTTTGATGTCACAACAAGAATTTGTGTCACCGTTCCAAACGCCGGGCCCATAACGTCTGGCGAGAAAAGACACACCCAGGTCACCCTTAGCCACAACTTGTAGCTCTAGCTTTTGACCGACACTCGCAGCGGCGCGCCTTGCCGTGGCTGGATCCATGTCAGCAGAATACCCATCGTCACCGCCATAAATCCCGAGCCGGCGCCAAGCGGCGTCAGGATCGGATCCCATCATGCGGTACGTCTTGTAGGCTATGAACGCGGTGTCCAACGTGTTCCCAGCGGACGTGTCAGCACCCCCGGAGAGGCGCTGGTATTCCGTCTGGTAGACAATGCCGAAGGTCGTCTTTGCAGTCACATGGTGGTGGTTGTCGAACGTCTCGAGCAGTTCCTCATGATACTCGTCAGCGAACGCCCTCATATAGGTCATCCGTTCCAACAAGTGCAGAACATTGGAGTGCCGCCCATCCATACGTGAAAAATCTGTGTTGGCACCGAACTTGATAGCCGAGCAGGAAATAGTCGCTACTCGGCATGCCACCTCATGTGGGCTCTTGCCGAATGCATACCAGTCCTGGTGCTTCATCACATCATCCACGAACGCATAGATGTATCGAGAGAAAACAGTCTTGTCGTAGCCGTTTATGGTTGAGATGCCCCGGGGGTCACCCACATCCTGTCCGGCCTCACGCTTAATGAACTGCTTTGACAACTTCTCCGACGTGCCATGGTCGGCCTGTCGCAAAATTGCCTGTTGTGAGGGTCTCTTCTGCCGCTTGTAGACTTCGGCAACTTCTACTGGGGATAGAGTGCCTTTAACCGCGTCAGGTACCAGGTGCTTGACGAATTCCTTCATCACCTTCATGGTGAAAGGATCCACTTCCAACGTCTTGCTCGCCACCTCCTTAACACGTTTGTCCACAAACCGCTGCTCGTTGCCTTCCGTGATGTCCGGTACAAAAGCACCGTGCAACAACGGACGCATGAACGCGGTCATACCCGGCTTAGCGTCCTCATCAGGTTCGACCCCCTTGGGTAACCACTGGTACCTGCGTACGGAGTCAGCCAATGACAACCTTGCGGTCGTCGGCTGTCTCGACGCATGGAACTCCAGCAGCACCTCAGCGGCTTTGAGGCACAAGTCCTCTCTACCGCTGTCTTTCAGCTTGGATTTAACCGTCATCAGTGTCAGTTTGCCACTGATAGTTTTCGCAGCACTAGCAATGATGGAGTCCACTGATGCCGGCACGATGTTGCTTGCGTACTCACCTACCTTCCCGGTGACAACACTCAAGCCCTCATGCGTATTGGCATAAAAGCGGACGAATTCCCCAACCACAGGGTTGAAGCGGGCCATGCTCTTGGCTTGCAAACGGTTCTCCGTGATCCAAATCCAGTATGGGTTGTCAACTCGCACCATGGGCACCAAAAGCACCACCTGGTGGTCATCGTCGATCTGCCGGCGTTCGACGCTGTAGCAAGCCATGACGGTCTTCACCCCCATCCATGTCTTGTACGCCCTCACCGAATCCCCATCCCAGTCCCACAACGGATGCGCATATGTTCCACCCCCCGAGACATGGTAGCGCACGCTGCCATCCTGCAAAAAGCAGTAGCCATGATCCCCCGAATCACGGGCTGCCTTGCTGGGCGTAAACGTGTACAACATGTACGGCTGGAAGTTATCACACATCATCTGAGGCATGTCGACGTAGTAGTCCACGTCAACTATTGAGATGATGTCGTTCTCCCCGGGCTCGAACGCGCGATACGGCGCCATGAGATCCTTGGTCCAGAAGTACTCCCTTGAGAAAGCCCTCCCGGCACGGAAATCTGCTCCGCTGCCCTGGAAGTAGTATGGCTCTCGCCCTACCCCCTCGGCAACTCGCTGAATGAGAAGGGTCGCAGTTGAGCGGTCGGCTGCAGCTTCGCCATGCGTATGATTGCTCACGACGCGGCTAGGCCTTACCTCAGCTCCCTGAAACTCGCTTTTCAACGCCAGAGCAAAGCTCCGACGTTTCTCACTGTCAACGCTCAACCACTGTTGTGCGTACTCGTCCTGCGTTTCGCGGAAACGGCACACCCACCAGTAGGAGCAGGCTGTCCAGCCACCCGTTAGGATGACTATATCCAACCCCAGCAGAAACATAGTATATCAG